GGAATATCGGAAATGGGCGGATGCAGCGGAGGCGGCGGCGGGGTCGTCGGCGGTAAATGCGAAAGGACCGCAAGTAAAGAAGAAACTCACGGTGAAGAAGCAATAATATATATGAATGAACGCAGAAGCACACTGCAATATCTAGAATAAATAAAAATAATAATACCTACATTATTTTTATTCGCGGCATCGCCTAGACACGGCATTAAAACCATGGTTTTAACTCGAGGGTTTTGTGCTTATAATCAGAAAACATCGGCCTTGAAATCGGTGTATACATATTACTGACATCGCGTTTGTATTGTATGTAACCTTCTGCCTCGCCGTGAATACGAGGAACACAGTACTCGAACACGAGGCCATTCAATTCGATAATCTGCTCGCGGATACTTGTCGGCGCATTTGTAGCATTTTGCAGAAAGATCGTCCGCATAATGATGCGTAATGTATCACAATCCTGTTCGCCAATTACAAACTTACCATTTGAGCGTTGATAAACACCTGCGCGAATTCCATTTTGTATAATCTGCATATTTTCTTTGCTAAAATATGCATTCGAAAGGGGCGTATTTTCCCATATACCATTTAGAGCATCGCGATATGTTACACATTGATGAACAGGATTCTTGTCATAAAGTGCGAATTGATCTTGAATCGGTGGAGTTATAATATCAAGACGCCCATTTTTAGGCTGTCCTATAACGGTATTTTCCGGAACTTGGCGATATTCGAATCGGTTCATTGTTTTATTTTACTATATTATATTAGATTTATATATTATATATTATTTAATAATAAATACAATAATGGACGATTTGGTTTCAGAAGTAAAAAATACTGGTTCTTCAGCGTTTGGAAATAGCACTAGCAGCGGGAGCAGCGGGAGCAGTAGTGGCAACGGCAGCAACGGCAGCAACGGCGGTGTAGGTGGTTGGTTTAGCAACATTTTCAATATGACAATACAAAAATTGGCTCTTTTATTGGCTGCAATCGCACTGTTAATCTCTACGGCTACAGTCGCAATTTTATTATGGAAATCAAAGAATTCTCAAAAATGGCCGCCCGAGGTTTCAAAATGCCCTGATAGATGGGTGCTAGATTCAGCCGGTACTACGTGCAAAGACCCGTACGGTCTGTATGGATCATCCACAATCCCAACCGTGGTGAATAATTGCGAGAATTACAAGGCGATAACCGGTAAAAAATACGCAAACTCGGCATTAACCGCTGGATATGTACCGTGGGAAGGTATATTAGATGGTGATGGTACTCGTAGTTCAAGTTTGAAATGCTAATGCAATGGAATGGAATCATTTTGTGTTATTTTATAAATAATACAAAAATACACGACCAACCGACCGACTGAGCGATTTACATATGAAGAGCGCCAGGAGCAGCCATAGATGCGCTCTTAGCTACAGCCGGAAGAGAGTCACTGGGTGCGCCAGCAAAAAAACTGCCAGCCTTCATATTGCCAGTAACGCACATAGAATAGAACAAGCGAGACTGGAAATACATAAGACCATACACGAGAATCATCAAAAACGAGTACATTGTGCTCATCATTGTCACTTTGTTTCTAAACAACATCACCAATGAAACGACAAATCCTAAAGCTGCAATAATCAGAAACACGAAATTGACAACAGTGAGCCAATAAAACAGGACGCAATAATCCTTGTCGAGAGGTGTGAACATATCTGTAAACATATTCATTGTTATGTTAAATAGAATAAACTCGTTTGTTTATAATATACGGAAAGAAAAAAATGAAATAGATATTCGTTCTAAATATGGTAAATATAATAAGTAACACATTATAAGATTAGACCGTTGGTAAATAAAAGACACCGGTTGTAGACAAAAGACAAAAGATTACAACATAAAAGAATAAAAACAGAATAATTACATACCGCAACCGCGATAATGAATACGGCGAACTTCAATAAAATACTCGGCCGCGAAACAATATATAATCATATTAAACAATTCCTTCAAGCATTCCAACAAAACAAAAAGGATCTTACTTTTAAAAGAGGTATCTATATTTATGGCGCACCAGGAACAGGTAAAACCGAATTTGTAAATCGGTTATTAAAAGAACTGAATTATGATATTATAAAATATGATGCAGGCGATATTCGCAACAAATCGATCATCGACTCGATCACGCAGCATAATATATCTGACAAAAACATTATGTCGGTTTTTCAGAAAAAGGTTCAAAAGATCGTGATCGTGATGGATGAACTCGATGGAATGAATAACGGCGATAAAGGCGGAATAACATCGCTTATCAAACTTATCCGCCCTAAAAAAACCAAAAAACAAAAACAAGAAGAAATAACGATGAACCCGATTATATGCATTGGAAATTATCACATCGACAAAAAAATCAAAGAACTGATGAAGGTGTGCCACGTATATGAATTGAAAACACCGACACCACAACAAATGAATCAACTCATCGATATTTCAATACCGAAAGTCGATACATTACTTCGTAAAAACATTGTTTCATTTATTCAAGGCAACTTACGTAAACTAAATTCGATTACAGAAATGAATCTAAAACATCACGAAATATTAAAAACAAATATTCTTCAAGCCATTTTCCAGCCGAAGACGTACAATGAAGACAGTAAAAAAATCACACAAAAATTAATAAACACGCCATTTGCCATTTGCGAACATAACAATCTAATCAACGAAACTGACCGCACGATTATTGGTCTGCTATGGCACGAAAATATAATTGATGTATTAGAAAAATTCCCGATCAGTGAATCTATACCATTTTACCAGATAGTATTAGACAATATATGTTTAGCAGATTATTTCGATAGAATCACATTTCAAAAACAGATATGGTTATTCAATGAATTATGTTCATTGATAAAAACGTTTTACAATAATCAGTTGTATCACCAGGCCTTTGCAAAAAAACCAAAATTTAATCCAACCGAAGTTCGATTTACCAAGGTTTTAACCAAGTATAGCACAGAATATAATAATTCTATATTTATTCAAAATTTATGTATGCAACTATCGATGGACCAGAAAGATATGTTTGCCTTTTTTTTAACACTGCGAAAACAATATTCAGAAGATGAAATTCCGCGATTATTGGAAACATATGAGATTACGAAATTAGATATTAACCGGATTTATCGCTATTTAGACAAATATTTGTTGAATGCAGTCGAAAGTGAATCAAAAATAAATTCCAATGCCAATGAAATTAACAATTGTTTCGGCAATGACAATGACAATGGCAATGACAATGACAATGACAATGACATCGATATTAACGTTTACAGTACAATGAATACAAATCCTGATAATAGCGACAATGACGATTGAATGGACCGTAGTTTATTTCGCGTTTTGTTTAGGACAATTGCGCGTTTAATGTAATATGAAAAGATATAGCGAATATACAAAATTATATCACTACAATGGGTGCATCTATTTCATACGACTCCAAATATAAGATGTCGATGGATATCGACGTAGAATGTTTTACATTATATCCTGCAAAAACCACCAATAAGAAGAATGGTGGGCGTAATGTTACATTTGATAAACATACCACCAACCCGGAAAAACACCACGAGAGCGGCAGTGGCAGTGGCAGTGGCAGTGACAGCGGCAGCGGCAGTGGCAGCGGCAGCGGTAGCGAGAGCGGAAGTGGCAGTGACAGCGGCAGCAGCAGCAGCAGCGACAGTGAAGGCGAACTTCAACGTGTTTCAGTGAAGATTACACCTGAAATTGCAGGTTATATTCGCAATTATGTTCGTGGCCGTGAATTTATGGATATTGTCGACGATATTACCGAATTTGATTTGGAGCCTTATGGTCACGCACCCAATACGGCATTGGTATTCGATACTAAATCTGTAGTATATGACGCAAATAACAAATGCATTGAAGCGCTTGGTGTTTGGGACTATATTCCGCCGAAGAAATCATCGAAAACCAATAAAAAACAATCCGGCGGAAACACTCGTGACGACAATGACACTGACCGCGATGACAACCGCGACAACGACGACCGCGACAACGACAACGGCGACGACACCGTCGGGGGCGGCAAAAACAAACGTAATAAGCGCAAACAAAGAAACGAGCGTCCCGCGAACGATGAATACAAAACAAAAGAAGATGAACTTGATGTATCTAATATCTTAAGCCTTATCCGCGAAAATTTCAGCGCTGCCAGTAAAAACAATGAATTTATAATTCATAAAACAAAGACAAATATGTTGATGTTGAATATCACCAGTGTGGATATTTCAAAAGAGTAATGGAATGGAATGGAATGGAATGATATAATATCTGGCAATAAAATAGCAGGTATTATATATAATAATGACAGTGATTCTTGGAGTTATTGGCGCAATATTCGGAAGTGCAATTGCAGGATTATGTTACAGTAATAGAAAATAATAACAATATTGTTTATTTATACCATAACCACCGGGCCTGCACCCGCATCCGCACCCGCATCCGCACCCGCATCCGCATCCGCATCCGCATCCGCACCCGCATCCGCACCCGCGTCTGTGTCTTTGCAGCCAAGATCATCCAAAAGCTTTCTCATTACTCGGTTTTCATCCAGTAATGCCTCATATCTTTTCATAAAGTCGCGTGGATATGCAGTCGTGTTTTCACTTGTCGCCGCTGTCGCTGCTGTCGCCGCTGTCACCGCTGTCGCCGTCTCCGACTCCGGCTTCTCTGTAATTTCAACAACCTTTAGTTCATTATCACCGCTACCCGTGACCGCGCTACCCGCGCTCAGTTGTTTACGCAATTGTTTCATTTCTTCTTGAAGCCTCACTATCTGCACATCGCGGTTTTGAATATCGCGTTGCTGCTTCTGCATAATTTCGACCACCTGTTGATTCGTTAATGCCATCGGCGGCTGTCCATCCTGTTGTAACACAATCTGTCCTCCCGAAGAGTTTTGACGCTCGTGCTCCTGCGCCATTTTCTCTCGGTCACGCTCCAACTGAAGCGTCTGTGCGATAACATCCGGCTTCATTTCAGGCCTACCCGGAAGATAATCTACCAGTAAATTCTCAAGTTCAACCATATAAAACTTGCGAAGTGCGGCATCTTTAATAAAATCCATCACCTTCTTTGGACTATCCTTTACAATTTCCGGATTTGCATTTACCAACAATTTGCGTTTATCAAACGTATTATGCTCGTGTGAAAAAACCAAAATAACCTTCATCGGGTTTAGTTGCACAAACGGAACCGTATAATCTTTCAGAAATGCGCGCTCCTCTGCCAAACACGCATCATCATTATAACGGTTATTTTTCAACAATTTTCGCTTAAATGCAAACGTTCCAGCAGTCGCGTGGTTTGGCCCATACGGTCCAAATTTTTTCATTTGTCCAATATGCTTGAAATAAATATAAATTTCACTCGATCCTGCGCATAATGCCTCAGGATGTGTGACTAACATATGAACCGCGTGAGAAACACGTTCCGGGGGATAATAATCGTCATCATCCATATATACCAATATCTCGCCTCTTGATTTTTCGTGAAGAAGGTTGCGCTTCTTTCCAAGTGTCATTTTTGTGTCATATTTGAAATATTTAACTCGTGGGTGTGACGCAACCAAATCTTCGACGGGGTCGGTTCCATCATCAATAATAATCCACTCCATTCGATCTTGGGGGTAATCTTGAAGGTTAAAACACGACAACATCGCAGGAATAAACGGACGTCTATTAAATGTTGGAGTGCATACACTTACAAATGGATACTTCTTAAAATACTCGGGGGTAGACTTTGCAGGCTCATTATTCGCGATTTTACCTTTGGGCATTGTGGCAGTAATTACAACGAATTATTATTATTATTATTATTAAAGTAAAATGTTTATATAGTATTATCATTGTCAGTTTTATGTCAGTTTTATGTCTATTTTATGAATATAATAATCATATTATATTCATATTCGTATTATTCTTTCTTTTTCTTTTTATTAATCTTCACCCATCATATGTCGTCTTGCCCCTTCACCTAAATCTGGATTAAGACCGCGCCTGGGCTGAATTGGCGGCTGTCTATCTCGAGGTTGTTCTTTATATCCAGGGTTATATGCGGGTTGTCGCTCTTGAGGCTCTTGAGGCTCTTGAGGCTGAATGCTGGCAGGCTTATTTGGTTTATTCAAGAATGCCATAAACTTGTCTTTAAACTCGCTCATTGGTTGAAAGTAAACGGACAACAACAACGCAAATAATGAAAATGTGATGATTAATGCAACTTCCGGTGTAAAATGAATAAACGCATTAATCATAAACACGATATTTAATACAAAAAATATGATTGGGACATATGTTGCATATATATCGCCATATTTCTCACCATTTGACATCGGTGGATATAACACAAATGTACCTACAAACTGAATCATTTGAATAATAAACAGCATCAATGGAATCAATCCGAAAAACCCGCCACCCGTAAATGATGTCCATAAAAATCCACCTCCTGACGTGGATTCTATTGTTTTATCCTGGGTTTGATTTTTAATCATTGCTACAAACGTTATCATAGATACAATACCAAACCCGAAATAGATGCACATTAAAATAAATGTAAAAAAACCGACGATCACCATAAACGGCTCGATATAATCTTTGAGTTCTTTGGGTATTTTATCTTGAAGGTATTTCACAATACCCAATACCTTCACCAAGAAATATCTACTTGTAGTAAAATGATACACGGTTGTGTTATTTAACCATTGTTTTAAACGGCCCATCATAAACACACCATTTAATAATGTAGCTTGTGAACTATTGTCAGCCGCCTTATTTACTTCATTATGTTGTTCTTCTGTTAAACAAAACGCCTTAAAACACAACTTTTCCAGGAAAATAGCTGCAGACAATAAGTATGGTTTTATCCATTTGTCGCCTTCTTCTGGCTCTTTTTTATGTAGATCACCAAACATACCTTTTCCACAATTTTGTTCTGGAAATTCACCGTCATCCCCCTTGGTGGGACATTTTGCAAAATCAGTTTTCTCTGTATAACAATACGGCCACCCTAACGGATCTGTCGGAAACAATTCCTTATATGAAACATCTCCGTGACCACCTTTGACATAAAATAAAACATTTACTGCAACTATCGAAATAATAAATACATATATAAAACTAGTAACTGTATCGATTGCAAAATTCTGAACCGAACCCGCCCAATCAATAGGTTCAGCTAAACCCTTTGTGTTACTTTCTTCAGGTTCGGGATCGGACATTTATAATAAGCAGATAATTAAATAATATTATTATTTTACTGTTATTATAAGTAGATAAATAAATAATTATTTTACCGTAGGGTACGAATGAATGAATGAATGCCTCACTGAACTATCTTGCATACATTAAACCACAATTAC